CTACTCGAACGTTCATAACAAATGATGCAACTGCTGGGATGATCGCTTCTATTTTTTCATTACCGATTATTTTAAAAATTATGGTTTGGGTGGATCAATCTAGCCTAACTGACATCTGGAATAAATTTCGTGGAGGAGGTAAGTCATGATCGAAATTATGTTTCAACTGATTGCACTTTTTGCATACCTGATCTGTGGCCTACGAATCATTTGTTTTGATGCTGAAGGTCTTCGTCATCGTCATGGCTTTTCAATTTTAGCCACGATACTTATTGCAGCTTTCATTGGCCAGTCAATTCATATCCTGTTTTTTAAAGATCCAGTCACTTTATGGGATGCAATTTTTGCAGTACTTCTGGCCGTCCTTATTTGCCGTGCGAAAGGTAATGTCGCAAAACTTATCTGGAGTACAACATGATTTTAAAGTTCGGATCTAAAGGCAATGATGTCATTACATTGCAGAAGCAGTTGAAAAAGCTCGGTTTAAAAGGCGTTAAGGGAAAAGAGCTTTCAATAGATGGTGATTTTGGTGCATCTACTGAATTTGCTGTAATGACATTCCAAAAGCAAAAAAACTTAGTAGCAGATGGCAAAATAGGGGACAAAACAAGAGCAGCTCTATTTGATCAGGATACATCTAAATTTCTTAAAGATAGTGACTATAAAAAAGCAGCTGAACGTTTGAAAGTTTCGGAACTTACCATTCGTGTTTTTGGTGCAGTTGAAGGCAGGGGAGTTGGTTTTCTTAGTAATGGTAAACCTAAAATCCTGTTTGAACGTCACCGTATGTATGCATATTTAAGACTGAAAAAAGGAACCGCTTTCGCTGACAAAATGGCTGCTGAACGGCCCAATATTGTTAACCGAAAAACTGGTGGATATCAGGGTAATGAAGCTGAATATGTTCGTTTGGAACAGGCAAAACAAATTGATGTTGATTGTGCTCTGATGTCGACGAGTTGGGGACAATTTCAAGTAATGGGTGAAAACTGGAAACAGTTAGGCTATGCATCTGTACAAGAATTTGTTGAACAACAGTTTGCTAGTGAGTCTTATCAACTAGAAGCTTTTATCCGATTCATTGAATGGAAAACAGGTACTTTTGATAAGAAAAAAGTCACTTTGATTGATGCGCTGCGAGCAGAAAATTGGGATATTGTTTTCACACTTTATAATGGCTCAAATTATAAAAAACTTGGGTATCAGGCGAAATTCCAAAAAGAATATGATCATTTAGAACCTATCTATGGTGGGATCAAAGCAGCATGAAAAAACCAGATAGTTTAAAAAAACATCTTCTTTCTGCTATTCCGGAACTTCGTCGTGATCCCGATCGCATTCTCATTTTTGTTGATGAGGGTGCGGTGCGGAGTACGATGGCAAATGGCTTATCATTTGAATATGTCTATACACTGACCATGATTCTGACAGATTATGCTGGCGATCTTGCAGCAGTTAGTATTCCTGTGCTCGACTGGGTTCGAGTCAACCAATCTGAACTAATGGCCAATCTAGATAAAGTTAAATCTGGCATTAAGTTTGAAGCTGAAATTTTGGCAAACGATAAAGTAGATTTGGCAATTCAAATGCCATTAACTGAGCGTGTTATCGTTAAACAAACTAGTGAAGGTCTTACCGTCGATTATCCTGACGAGCCACAATATCATAAAGCTGAAGAATCAAAACAAGTTACGTTGTTTGATAAGGATGGTACCGAGCTTGCATCTTGGGTATCAAGAGATCCACAGCAAGAGTATTTTTTATAAATGGCTGAGCTTGAATTTCTTTCCGAGCACCTTAATGCGTTATTGACAACATTAAGTGATGCTGAGCGTCGAAAATTTGCAATGATAATTGCTCGAAAAGTTCGTGCAAGCCAAAGCCAGAGAATTACACGTCAACAAAACCCTGATGGAAGTTCTTATATCCCTAGAAAAAATTTAAGAAATAAAAAGGGCCAAATTAAAAAAAAGATGTTCATGAAGTTGAAAACAGCAAAATTCATGAAAATAGAAAAAATCCCTGATGGTGTGACTATTGGTTTTGATCAACGTGTATCAAGGCTTGCCCGAATACACCAGGACGGCTTGGTCGATAATTTGAAATATAACGGTCGGACATTTAAGGTCAGATATGCTCAACGAATCTTACTTGGATTTACTGATGCTGAAGTTGAAATCATAGAAAACGATGTTTTAAAACTCTTCGATTCAAAATAAAACCACTTGTATATAACTGACATACAAACCAAACCAAATGCATTAAACCTTTAGCTGCATAACGATTGCAGCATGAATGCAGAAACCATCCGTCGTCTTGAAAATACGATCCGTTTAGGTCGTATCAAGACCGTAACTCCGTCTAGTCCCTTTCATACAGTTACAGTCAATTTAGGTGACATCGTAACTAAAGAACTACGTCTATTAAATTTGAGAGCTGGGAATGACTCAACTCATGATTTACCAAGTAAAGGCGAAGAATGCATTGTACTTAGTCCTTGTGGAGTCATCGAGCTTGGCATTGTTGTTGTTGGTTTGAATAACGAAGACTTTCCTACGCCATCACAAGATCCAAATATTAAATTACGGGTATTTGAGGATGGTGCCGTCATTAGTTACGACACAAAAAACCATTCTTTACAAGCAATCTTGCCAGCCAATGCAACCGCCATTCTAACTGCACCTGGTGGTTTAACTATTAATGGGGATACAACCATTAATGGAAATCTCGTCACCAATGGCGACTCAACAACAAATGGTAACGTCCAAACCAATGGTAGTACAGCCATGACGGGGAATAACACCGTTGGAGGAAGCCAGTTAGTACAAGGATCAAGTCACTCAAGTGGAGACTTTAGTACAGAGGGTGATGTGAAAGCAGGTGAAATCAGTCTCAAGCTCCATAAAACTTCCGGTATTCAATCTGGTGGTGATACTTCAGGAGTACCAGTGCCATGATGTCCAGAAGAACGGGTGTATCAATCACAGAAATAGAAAGCATTAAGCAATCGATTGAAGACATCGTTACCACACCAATAGGAAGCAGAGTAATGCGACGAGAGTATGGCTCTATCGTTGCCGATTTAATTGATCAACCTATGAGTGATGTCCTTAAAGTGAAACTTTACAGCGCAATCTATACGCCAGTGTCGCGTTGGGAGGAACGGATCAGTATTGAGAGCTTAAAAGTCAGTGATGTCTTTGCTGGTGGTATGCAACTTGATTTGGAAGCTGTTCATACACTTACTGGTCAATCTCTTAACTTAAATATTCCACTGTTAATGGGATCATCTTTATGAGTGTCGATTTTAACTCTTTACCCAAACCCAATTTTGTTGATGTTATCGATTATGAATCGATTTTGGCAGAACGTAAGGATTATTTTATTTCGCTTCATTCAGATGATGAGCAAGATTCTGTTCGTAAAACTTTGAATAGGGAAAGCGAGCCCGTCACCAAACTTTTACAAGAAAATGCTTATCGAGAAATGATTTTACGAAATCAAATCAATGAAAAAGCACTGGCTACGCAGCTTGCATTTGCAAAGGGAAATGACCTAGATGTTTGGGGAGCAAATTTTGATGTTAAACGTTTGGTTATTACAGAAGCAGATGATTCTGTTACACCACCAGTTTTAGCTGTTTATGAAGAAGATGAAGATTTTCGTTACCGTATCCAAAAGAAATTAGATGCATTAAGTACTGCTGGCCCGGAATCAGCTTATGAATTTCATACGCTTTCAGCCGATAGTCGTGTTTCAGATGTGAAATGTAGTTCGCCAGCCCCAGCTCATGCACTTTTGACAATTCTTCAGCGTGATACTGAAAATAATGCTTCAACTGAAGAACTAAACACAATAGTTCTAAATTATGTATCTGGAGAGAAGAAACGTCCTACCGGTGATCGAGTACAAGTCCAGTCTGCAGAAATCATTAACTTCGAAATTGAAGCTGTATTAGTCACTAAAAATGTACCTGAGACAGATCCAGTTTTAGCAGCCGCACAGGCTAATGCCTTAGCCTATACCAAAGAACCAAAGCGTATTGGTAAAGGTGTATTTTTTTCTGACCTCTATTCAATTTTAAAAGTATCCGGTGTTGAACGAGTTGAGCTCGTTAGTCCTACTGCTGAAATCTACCTTACTAATTTTCAGGCCGCTTCATGTACAGCAATTCGTCTTAGCGTAAGGAATGAATAATGAATTTACTTCCTCCAAACACGACTGCTTTTGAAAAGAAGATTGTTGAGACTACAGCAAAAACAACAGAGCTAAACACCAACTTATCAAGTTTAATTCGTGTTGATGATGCGCCAGCCGATTTCTTATCTATTTTAGCTTGGCAATTTTCTGTTGACCGTTGGCAAGATGATTGGCCAGATGAAGTTAAACGGGCACAAATAAAAAATTCAATTAAAGTCCACACCTATAAAGGAACAAACTTTGCTCTTCGGTCAATTGTAGAAAGTTTCGGCTATTCATTAACTATTCATGAGTGGTGGCAAGAAAGTCCTAAGAGTGAACCTGGTACTTTCCAAATTACTATCGATACGAATAGCAAACCATTAACTGAAAAAACTTATAAAACTCTGGTTGAGCTATTACATGACGCAAAACCACTAACACGTGAACTCAAGTCTATTGAAATTAATGTTATTGCCGTTAATGGTGACACAAATGTCGCAGCAGCTATGTATGACGGTGAAGACATCACAATTTATCCCAAAGTTGATGATCCTAACTCCTTTCTCCATTCAGCATTTGGGTTTTATGAACATGAAATTACAGCAATTTACCCGAAATAGAGCTTAAAACTATGGCAGCACAATATCATTCTATCTTCACTGAGCAAGGTCTCTCACTTCTACGTGAAGCAATCCAAAATGGTACCAAACTTGGTATTACACAAATGTCATTTGGTGACGGTAATGGATTCGTTCCTGAGCCAGATGCAACTTTTACGCATCTTGTAAATGAAATATATAGAACAGATCTGAACAGACTAGCTCCGTCAGCAAACAATCCTAATTGGCTTGAAGCTGATGCTGTTATTCCAAGTGCAGTCGGTGGATTCAATATTCGTGAAGTTGGATTATGGGCCGGAGAAATACTTGTTGCATATTCAAATTACCCCCCAACTTATAAACCTACTGCAGATCAAGGTACGGCTCAGATTAAGACTATCCGTATCGTTCTTCAAATTGATAACACAGCAAATTTTGAATTAAAGATAGATGCTTCAGTAGTTATGGCCACCATTCAAAGTGTACAAGACGCTAAACTGGATGTATTAAATTATGTTGATGAAACTAAGCTAAGCTCATTTACTGATATCAATAAACTAAAGGATACACTTACCGATAAAGAGTTTATTTTATATAAGAATAATATGTATCGTTGGAGTGTAGACTCTACTGATCTACCTGATGATTTATTCATTATTAAAAGTAACCTTCATGAAAATGGTCGCTGGATACTAGTTAATAAAAATAACTACAGATTAGAAATTGCTGAAAATAATTTGCAGACGCTTTTAAGACAATCATCAAAAATTCATATTGATAAGGTTTATGAACTGACTAACACATTAGAATTAGCTACGCTGAACAATTCAATGCTTACAGGTATTGGATATGCTAGTGGATTCAAATGGATAGGTGAGAATGGAGCTGGATCGACTAAAAATACTTGGCTACCTATACTTAAAGCTTATGGACAATCATGGCAGACAAATTCTGCAATCTCAGGGGTAAAATTCAGAGATTTTAAGATTGATGTTGATAACAAATCGAATGTATGTGCGATTGATTGTCGTTATATAACAAATCAATCTAAGCTTGATTCAATTAAAGTGGCTTCTCTAGGCGTAAATTCTGTTGGGTTCTATCTTTCAAAATCTTGGTATAACCGAACCTCTGACTGCTCTGTACGTGGAGTTTTAGCAAATGGTAAGAACGGTATCGGTGTTTTTGTTGACACTGTCTCAGATGCTTCTACAGGCTCAGTAAATCAAGTCAACGCTGTACCTTTAGATATCTCAGTACACACGTGTGATATTGGATATTTAATTGATCAAAGTAGATATATTTATAGCCTGAATATTCCTGCTTCAGTCACTATTGAACACTGTAACGTTGGGATAAAAGTTCAAGGAAAAGATGCTGCCTATATTGTAAGAAATGCGATTATTTCTGCTTACTTTGAATCTAATGGTACAGATGTAATTTGGGGAGAGTCTGATTCAACAAGAGATGTCGATTCAAATATTTTATGGCTTGCAGCTTCCTTCAATGATAACGGCTCAAAAGTTATTTTAAATGAAGGACGTCATACTTTCATTGGGTGTACGGGACTCGAAACATTAGAAATAAACAATTATGCTGAAGTCGAGTTAATAAATACTATCGTTGATAATATTACTGGTAATTCAAATTCAATTAGAAAACTAGCCCGTAGAAAAAGTAGACCTTCAGTTACTGTTACAGCTTCAAATGATGGAATGGAGTTCTTAAAACCTGTCTCAGCTAAGAGACTTACACAGGCTTCCTCAGGGTCAGTTACTTTTGATTTAGCAAAAGATTTATTTAATATTGACTCCTACTGGGGAAGAAAGGCAGAAATTAAAATATTAAGTCGAAGACAGTTTGATACAAACAATTCCGCTTGGTATGAAGGCATTATTTTAAAAAATAGTGTAGGTGAATTTTACGTGCAGCGAAAAGATGGAAGTGGTGCAGAGACATATACAGTTAATGGTTCTACGGTTACTAAGAACAAAAATTATGATTTAACTGTATCAATAACAACTGGAGGTATTCTTACAGTCAATAGTACTCAGACGGAGACTAAAAATTATGAAGTCTTATTGAATATCTATTAAGAATGTAAAAACTATTTTCACAGACCAAGAAAATTAAATCTTCAATTGATTCACCCAAAAAACCACGGTTTTAACCGTGGTTTTTATTTTCATTAAGCATTTGTATATAACTCATATACAAACCTTAAAACATGACTTAAAAACTCCAATTTGTAAGCCTGTGATCTGAAAACCAACCAGATTACAGGCTATTTTTATGGCTCTAGATTATCATCACGGTGTCAGAGTTTTAGAACTCAATGATGGCACTCGTCCCATTCGTACAGTATCCAGCTCAGTAGTTGGGATGGTCTGTACAGCATCTGATGCAGATGCAACAAAATTTCCTTTAAATACACCAGTGCTATTGACCAATGTACAAGCTGCTTTAGATAAAGCAGGGGATCAAGGTACATTGGCCCGTTCACTTCAAGCAATTGCAGATCAAACCAATCCTGCAACTGTAGTCGTGCGTGTAGAACAAAAAGCCGATGCTGCTGAACAAACTTCCGAAATTATCGGTGGTATCGTCAATGGTAAATACACTGGTATGAAAGCCTTGCTTGCTGCTGAAGCTCAGCTTGGCGTGAAACCACGGATCCTAGGTATTCCTGGTCTTGATACATCTGCCGTTTCAGTTGCCTTAGTAGCATTAGCGCAAAAGCTACGTGGATTTGCATATCTTTCCGCAAATGGCTGTGAAACGAAAGAAGAAGCTCAAGCGTACCGTCAAACTTTTGGTGCACGTGAAGCCATGCTTATCTGGCCTGATTTCTTAGGCTGGGATACAGCGACCAATGCAACCACAACTTTTGAAGCGACTGCTCGAGCACTTGGCCTTCGAGCAAAAATTGATAATGAAACAGGTTGGCATAAATCGCTTTCTAACGTTGCTGTTAATGGTGTGACAGGCATTAGCAAAGATGTGTATTGGCAACTGCAAGATCCTGAAACGGATGCTGGATATCTGAACCAGAATGATATTACTACGCTTATCCAGCGTGATGGTTTCCGATTCTGGGGTTCACGTACTTGTTCTGACGATCCTCTGTTTGCATTTGAGAACTACACACGTACAGCGCAAATCCTTGCAGACACTATGGCAGAAGGGCACATGTGGGCGGCTGATTTACCTCTTACACCAGGTCTGGCCAAAGACATTATTGAAGGCATTAACGCCAAAATGCGTGAAATGACTCAAAGCAATTATTTACTCGGTGGTGAGTGTTGGTTAGATCCAGTCATCAATACAAAAGAAGTACTCAAGTCAGGCAAGTTCTATATCGACTACGACTACACACCTGTTCCACCACTTGAAAACTTAGTGTTACGACAACGCATTACTGACCGCTACTTGGTCGACTTTGCTTCGCGTGTAACCGCAGGATAAGGACTAGATCATGGCTCTACCAAGCAAATTAAAACTCTCAAACCTGTATAACGAAGGTAATTCATATCTTGGCCAAACTGGTGAAGTAACGTTACCGAAACTAGGCCGTAAACTCGAAAACTGGCGAGGCGGTGGCTTAAATGGCAACGTTAAGGTCGATTTAGGTCTTAGCGATGATGCGATTGAGATGACATGGAAACTCGGTGGTATCGATAAAATTGTTTTACAACAGTTTGGTGCTGAAACCATTTCTTATATCGGTTTACGTTTTGCTGGTTCATATCAGCGGGATGATACAGGTGAAACTACTGCGGTCGAAATCGTAATTCGTGGTCGTCACGAAGAAATTGATTTTGGTAATGCTAAAGCTGGTGATGATACTGAAATAACAGTAAAGACTATTTGGTCTTATTACAAACTCACGATCGATGGTGAAGTTGTCATTGAGATTGATATTCCTGGTATCAAAGAAAATGTGGGTGGTGTGGATCGACTCGAAAAGCACCGTGCCAACATCGGTTTAATTTAACTTTCCATCCCTCTGTTCATGTCCCATGAGCAGAGGTTTTTTTATAAAATTTTTGGAGCTTCACCATGCAAACTTTAGAGCAACTAGAAAACACAGCAGCTATTAACCCTGATATTCAGACAGTAGATCTGGAAAAACCACTCTTGATGGGTAATTTAGAAATTCCATCATTAGAGATCCGTAAGCCAAATGTACAAGCTTTGCAGGGGGTAAAAATCGCAGACCTTCTACAAGGTGATGTAATTTCTATTTGTACGGTCCTTCCCCGTATTTGTACTCCTGAGCTAACCAAATCTCAGATTAATCAACTTGAACCCGCTGATCTGGCTCAAATTGGTGGGGTGATCATGCTTTTTTTGCAGCCGAAATCAACACGTGTTCAAGTATTACGCCAACAGTAGACGATGCAATAGCAAACATTGCGGTGGTCTTTCATTGGCCACCTCAAGCCTATAGAGATATGTCAATCAGTCAACTGATGCAATGGCATCAAAAAGCCATTGATCGTAATGGAAATGATGCCGAATGAAACCCTTAAAACTTGAAGTCCTGTTTGGATCAAAAGATAGTTTAAGTCCAGCTCTCAAGTTAATGATTGGAAGTAGCAATGCTGCTTCCAAAGCATTAAAAAATACGCGTGATGAATTAAAACGACTTAATGACCAACAAAGGCAACTCGATTCATTTAAAAAGCTTAAAGAGGATGTTAAACAAGCCTCTACTGAACTAGAACGTAATAAAAAAATAGTACAGTCACTGCGTGAGCAATTAGCAGTAAATCCAGATGCTAAATTAACAAAAGAACTAAAAAAGGCAGAAACACAAGTTAAGCAATTAACCAAGGTTGTAACTGAAGGTCGACCACGTCTAATTGAACTCAGAAATGAACTGAACAATGCTGGTCTAAAGTCAAAAAATTTTGCTGATCAGCAACAGGAATTAAAAGAAAAAATTAATGCAGCCAATACATCGATCGACAGTCAAAAAAATAAGCTGGAAAACCTAAACCGTTTCCAAAAATCACATAGCAATATGTCGGGTAATGTACGGACCGCAGCCATGTATGGAGCTGGTATGGCCGCAACTGGTACAGCTGCCTTATATCAAATGCGTAAACCAATTGATGAATCCAAACGGGTAGACGTTGAAGAAAATCGTATCGCTTCATTAGGTTTTGGGAAAAAAGCGACAGATGAAGCAATTCAATACGCTAAGGCGATGAAAACTTTTGGTACCAGTACGCTAGATAATTTAACCCTGGTGCGTGATGGAGTCACAGCTTTTGGTGATGTACATCATGCCCAATGGGTAGCTCCAACACTGGCCAAAATGAAATTTGCAAATGAAGCCATGTACGGTGATCACGGTGTAGAAAATGAAAAAAAATTCATGGATATGCTTAAAGTCATTGAAATGCGTAATGGTTTAAAGAGCAAAGAATCATTTCAGGAACAAGCCAATATTATTCAACAAGTGATTACGGCCACAGGTGGACGTGTACAAGCTGAAGAGTGGCTCAATGTAATCAAGACGGGTGGCATCGCTGCCAAAGGCATGGATAACAAGGCGTTCTATTACAAAATGGAACCTTTAGTTCAGGAAATGGGTGGGCATCGTGTAGGTACATCAATGATGTCGGCTTATCAGAACTTATACCAGGGCAGAACAACACAACGAGCAGCTGCAAATCTCGATAAATTTGGTCTTATCGGTGACTATTCGAAAGTTAAGCATAACAAGACCGGAGATTTATCATATTTAGATATTGGCGCGATTAAAGGTGCAGATCTCTTTAAGAAAGATCAGTTCGCTTGGATGGAGCAAGTTTTAGTACCGGCACTGAATGCCAAAGGTATAACTAAAGAAGGGGACGTTATCGATGCGATTGGTAGTGTCTTCAGTAACCGTACTGCTTCAAATCTATTTGCTCAGATGTATATGCAACGTGATCAGATCCATAAGAATGCCAAGCTGAATGAAGGTGCATTCAATATTGATCAACTCAATACACAAGCTCAAGGCACAACATCGGGTAAAGAGCTAGAAGCAAAGGCAAAACTTAACGACGCATATTTACAGTTTGGCCAGACTATTTTACCGATCTATACCCAAGCACTTGTCGTGGCATCAAATGCTTTGCAAGGTTTTACAGGTTGGATGCAACAGAACCCGACATTAGCAAAAGCATTAGGAACAGGCCTTTTATTGATAGCTGGTGGTTTAGTTGCTATTGGAGGTTTACTTCTAGTCTTCTCACCACTCATTTTAAGCATGTTAAGTCTGCGACTGATGATGGTGACATTGGGTGTGCAAGGTAGTGCATTAAGTTTTGCATTCCGACTTCTACTTTCACCTTTTTCACTATTAAGAGGAGCTATTACTGGAGTCGGATCAGCACTAATGTGGTTAGGCCGTTTGGCGATGGCACATCCTCTTTTAGCTCTGATTACTGCAGTCGCTTTTGGCGTTTATTTGATTTACAAAAATTGGGACACGATTGGTCCTTACTTCCAAAAAGTTTGGACCATGATTAAAGGCTTCTTTCAGAGCGGTATTGGCAATATATCTGCAACTATTTTGAATTGGTCACCACTTGGCCTGTTCTATTCTGCTTTTGCAACTGTGATGAATTGGTTCGGATTTGAGTTACCAACAAAATTTTCAACATTTGGTGCAAATATTATTAATGGCTTGATCAACGGTATTAAATCCTATTTTCCGAAATTAAAAGAGATCTGGAATAAAGTTGCAGACTACATGCCTGATTGGTTGAAACAGCGAATGGTTATCCGAAGTCCTAGTCGTGTGATGGCTAGTCTAGGTGGGCATATCGTAGGTGGTATTGGCATGGGTTTAACTCAAGCCTTCCCAGAGTTAAAGAATAAATACAATCAAGTTCTTAATTTGTTCACAAATAAAACTCAATCACCAGCTATGGATCAGATTGATATTGCTGCGCCAGTTATTTCTAAAATACAAACCGCACCAAATTTAACATCAAGTCGTCAGTCTTCATTGGCTGTAGCTGGAGACACTTACACGATTCATATTCATGCTGCACCAGGACAAATGGTTCAGGATCTTGAACGTCAAATTGAACAAGTATTTATGCGATTACAACGCGACAAATTATCACGTGTACGCACAATCATGGCAGATCAGGAGTAAATCACATGATGATGATATTAGGCATGTTCCCTTTTAGCATCCCGACTGCGGTTTACCAGCAGTTACAGCGCAGTACCAATTGGCGGCATCCAAGTAATTCACGTGTCGGTGATATGCCAGCCTATCAGTTTGTGGGTAGGGGGGAAGATACGATTACCTTAGAAGGAAGTATTGTGCCGGAGTTTGGCTCTCAGATGAGTATCACTGCTTTACGTGCTATGGGTGATACAGGTAAAAATTTTCCGCTTATCGCAGGAACAGGTAAAGTTTTTGGCCTTTATCACATTGATGATTTGCAAGAAACACAAACTTACTTTTTTACAGATGGTACTCCTCGAAAAATTGAGTTTAGTTTAAAGCTGACACAAGGACAGAAGCCAGGAACTCTAATCGGTAATGCTGCAGGTAAATTGATAGGCTTATTATGACCCTTATTTCCGCAATAAATTCAGTTGTTGATGATGTACTGCAGGCGAGTTCTGTTCCTATTTATAAACTTGTTGTTGATGGCGTAGATATCTCATCAAAGGTCAACAATCGCTTAGGGCAAATGCGTATTGAAAACAAACGTGGTTTTGAGGTTGATACGCTTGATTTAACCTTATCCGATCATGATGGCCTGCTTGAAATCCCAAGTAAGGGTGCAGTCATTCAGACATGGCTTGGTTGGCAACATTCTGGTCTAGTTTATAAAGGTAGCTATATCGTTAAAGAAGTAGAGCATGGAGGTGCACCTGATACACTTCGGATCCGTGCGACCAGCGCAAATATGAAAAAGTCCTTAAAGCAAAAAAAGGAACGTAGCTTTGATGATATTGCTTTGGGTGATCTGATTAGAAAGATTGCAATCGAACATGATCTTAATGACCAAGTAGCTGAAGAACTGGCTAAACATAAAATTATTCATATCGATCAAAATGAATCAGACGCAAATTTACTGACTCGTTTAGCAGATGAGCATGATGCTATAGCAACCATTAAAAACAGTACATTACTCTTTATGCCAAAAGGCCAGAGTCAGACCATTTCTGGCCAAGATTTACCAACTTACCTTTTGACCAGGACTAAGGGTGATGAACATCGTTATAGCTATAGTGATGGAGGTGAAGAAGTCACTGCAATTCGTGCTTTTTATTATGATGAGAAGATGGCCAAAAAACTTGAAGTCATTGTTGGCGATCAATCTAACGAAAATATAAAAGAATTACGTCATATTCATCGTGATAAACAGACCGCAACATTAGCTGCAAGAGCCAAACTTAACCACTTTAAACGAACAGCCGAAACGCTCACATATAAGTTGGCTAAAGGCATTCCAGATCTTGTCCCGGAACAGACTTTTTTATTTATTGGGATTAAAGAACAAATTGACGAAATTTATTGGCTTGGAACAACTATTACCGATACGCTAGACAGCTCTGGTGGATATACAACGGATCTTCAGCTTGAAGTTTTTTTCCCAGATGCAGACGATGTTTCAGAATTATTCGAAGACCAATTTGTCTCAGAAAAAGATAAAAAATGGACTGGAGTCGTTGTTTATTATCAAGAGGGAGACAAGGCCGTTAAGCTTACAAAAGGGGATCAAGCAAACCCTAAACACTTCTCTTATCTTTATCTTACTAAAGCTGGAGCGCAGCAGCGGCTTGATCGTGAATACGCGTTATTAGACCTTGAAACAGGTAAATTTACAGCGCATAACGAACTAGATCAGAAACGTTATACTGGCTTGAAAACTCAATACACGGTCGGAAAGAATAAAACTCCACGTCAGTGGGTAACTTTAGGTGATCAATCTAATCCAAAAGTGATTGATCGCGTCTTTCATAGCAAAGCTGCTGCCGAGAAGCGATTAAAGCGCGAATTACCGCGCCTTAATGCTAAAAAAGATATGCTTGAGCAAGTCAAAACAGATCAAAAGTTATAAATGATTAACTCATTGCCATTGTGATCTTCATGAGCTGCTTTAGAGTTCACAGACCAACGGATTTTACGATGTGTCATTTGATAGTCCTTAAATAGTTCTCTCACTTCAGGCACATCGTTTAAGCTTAAAATGAACTTTCCTTTAATCTTATCTAGCTTGTCTTTTAGAGTATAAAAATCCTCTTTAGACCAGATGCCTTTACCATAAACATTTTCGCAATCCCAATAGGGTGGATCTAGATAAAACAATGTGTCAGGACTATCTAAACGATTTATAACTTGACCATATGATTGATTTTCAATAATTACTTTTTCTAAACGCTCATGAATAGAAACTAAATGTTCACGTAGACGTTCGCCTAATTTCATTCCACCAGGTTTAGTTTTTGAATAGCTAAAGCTACCGTCTAGTTGGCAGCCAAATGCTGTACGAACTAAATAATAAAACTTAACTGCTCGTTGAATATCTGTAAGTCCAGACTGATCACGTTTAAAATCGTCAAATTGGGCACGAGAAATGAATAACATTTCAAATTCAGCTAAGAATGCATCAAAGTGAAATTTTAATACGCGATATAAATTTACTAGGTCATTATTAATATCATTAATAACTTCTAGGCTTGAAGGTGTCTTTTTAAATAGAACCCAGCCAGCACCACCGAAGACTTCAACATAAGTTTTATGCTCTGGAAGCATTTCAATAATGGTTTTAGCTAGTTTTGATTTACCGCCGAGCCAACCACTGAAACTATGGCCACTAGGATTGTATTGTGGTGAGAGGTTTTGTGTCATGAATCTTACCTGATTGTGTTTGATGCTCTGGGCATTCAGGTAAGGCACTCTGGGTGCTCTGGAATGTATTTAATGTTTTACAGCGAGGGCATTTAATCTCAAAGTGATCAAATCCCTTAGTTTTAGCCAATAATTTAAAACAACATTGGCATTTTAAATTTTGCATATATTTTTCTGCATTAGAAAAACCAACTAAATACTATAAAAAATATAGAAAAAGAACAAATATTTGTTCTTTTAATTTAAAATATATATAAATATGTTCTTAGGATGTGCCGAATGAATTCATCAGATAACTATAACAAAATTAACAAGAACAATTCCCGCCCCCAAATAATCTGCCCACACTGTAAAAGTACCAATTTGAAGATCAGATCAAGTGAAC